GGCAGGCCGAGATTTTATGAACCGGATGAATTAAAAGCAGCCAGACAGAAGCTGACGGCTTATCTTGGTCAGCATGTTCCAGAAGAACCATACCAGGGTGGAATCCAGTTGATTGTCAAGTGGTGTTTCCAGACGAAAGGCAGACACAAGGATGGAGAATACAGAATCACAAAGCCAGATACAGATAATTTGCAGAAGCTTTTAAAAGACTGTATGACATCCGTGGGATTTTGGAGTGATGATGCACAGGTGGCATCCGAGATTGTAGAAAAGTTTTGGGCGGAGATCCCAGGGATTTATATCCGGGTGACAGAGCTATGATGGCGGTTAGAACGGCTTTTCAGCTTTTCTGTGATTGTTGGCACCTGTATCGAAAATATATCCTTAAAACGGCAAATGAGGAGGTTCTGGAGGGGCTGAAGAATGAAGCGGATAAGATTTTTAAGAAGTATGATGAAAAGCCGTTGGCAAAAGAGTTATTGATGGCTGTACTGAATGAGATCGAACGAAAGGAGAAAGCATGAGTTGGGCGAGCAAGGCACATAAAAAGTACCAGGTAGAGAAGCTGGTCAAGGAAGTATTAAGAAATCCGGAATACAAAAAGATGCAGCAGCAGGAAGATCTGAAATGTTTTTCCTGTCTGGCACTGATCTCAGTGGACTTTATGATGAGAAAGCATGGGTACAGTAAAAAGCGGATTCTGGAGTATGTGGAATTTCTGAAAAGGCAGTTGAGTTATGTGACGGAAGATGAGGAGTACTTTAAGCTTCTCAACATGGAGATCGAGAAGGATACCGGAGTGAATGTACTGCGGGAACTGGACATTGAGATCAAGGACGATAATTAATCACAACAAACGAAAGGAGAGCGGAGATGGCGAAATTATTAAACAGACCATATACGAACGAAGAAAAGATGCAGATCCTTGATACGCTGCGGGGAAACATAAACAGAATATCTGTCTCGACGGATGTCGAAGAGATTGTATGTCAGCTAAATTTTGCTGTGGATGGGCTGTCTGCGGTGGCTTATTCGAGGATTAAGGAGATCAGAGATGGAGAGATTAACAAGCAGAGATGAGAAAGGAAATCTTAATGTTGACGGAAAAGAAGTATATGCAGGATATCTGTACAATGCAGTAGCACTCCTGGAAGAATACGAAGACACCGGGCTCACCCCGGAGCAGATCATGGAGCTGAAAGAAGCAGTTCAGAAACTCGAAAATATATTCGGAGATGAAATTACAATTAATCAGGTTATTGATTTTTTCGTTGATTTCTATATTGCACAGGGTGATCCAGACAGAGTGGAAAAAGCAGAACTGTTGACAAACGAAGAAGCTGCGAAGTGGCAGGAGCTGCAGGAGCGGGATACGGCGAAGAAACCCGTGCAAACGGAAGATGGAATGGTATGCCCGATATGTGGTAGCAAGGCAGTTCCGTGGAGCCGGTTCTGCGATGAATGTGGACAGAGATGGTGGGAAAAGGAGGACTGACATGACAGTAAAAGAGCTGGAAGAATTTTTAAAGAATGTGAATGATAAAAGTAAAACAGTGTATTTCTATCATCAAGAAGATAATCCATTTAATGATGGGATTGGGACAGTAAATGTGTTTGAAGTATCGAAAGACGAAGAGAATACAGGAAACTTTGAGGGTGTATACATACAGGGATGTTAAAGGAGGACTGACATGTTAGAGAAGATTCTGGAAGAGATAATAGAGCAACTAAAGGCAGAGGGATGCATTATAGATAATGATGCAGGACATAGAGCGGTAGATATCATCCGCAAGCACATGGATAACAATAATTTGTGCGAGAAATGCAGCCGGAGAAAATGGTATCAGATAGGATATAAAGATGGAAAGAATGACGGCTGGATTCCGGTGGAGGAGCGTTTGCCGGAAGTGCCAGACGATATGGAGGACGAGTATTGTCCAGAGTTTAACGTAACAATAAAAGGGGCAAGCCGCGCAACAACTCTAAAGTACAGTCCAGACGGCGCATGGTTTGACGACTCGGGACAAGTATATGTTGTTATCGCATGGCGACCTCTTCCAGATTTATACAAGAAAATACAGGAGGAAAATAAATGATAAGGGTAACTCATAAACGAAACAGATCAAAGGTACTCAGGAATCGGAAGAACAAAAGGTATATGAGACGGCATATGGATGTACTGAGTTACTTAAGGGAAAGGGTCAGTGATAAAAATGAGCACAAGGGATACATACCTTAAGGATTATGGACTGACATACGAAGATGGGAGACGGATCGTTGCATACTGCCGGAAAGCCAGGGACTACGATCAGAGACTGATTCTTCAGGCAGCGCAAGAAGTCTACCCGGAGATTGCACCATATCTTTTCTTAAATCTTACAACTGGGCTTGGATATGACAGGATGGGAAATATACAGATGCAGAGGAAAGATTTTCAGGGGTACAGAAGGAAAACAATAGAGACGTATAACAGGTATATGATACTGAATGGGAAACAGATTGTGTGAGGTGATGAAAATATATGGCAACTAGAAATATTTTACATATTAGCAAATTACAGGAGTTTGAAGACTTCCTAGAAACAAAAGGCTACATGATTTTGGCAACAAGCAAGAATCCGTTTGAAGTTTTGAGGGCACAGAAAGATGGAGATACGGTTATTGTCTATCAGAAGAAAGACACAAAAGAACATTTGTCTACAATGGACAAAGATTATCACCTTATGCGGGAGTTTATTAAGAGACAGAGAGTGCAGACCAACGCCGACAGAATTAGAAGCATGACAGACGAGGAACTGGCGGAGTTTCTTTCAAAATTTAGCGCCTGTAACGTATGCGGATATTATAGCAATGAAACTTATAGGTGCGACGCAGAGAGCGGTTTTGTTTGCGTGAAAGCGTATGCAGAAGCAATTATTGGGGAATGGCTGAATAAGTCTGTGGAGGCTTGATTTGACTTCGAAAGTGTAAAAACAATAAAATATGGGTACAACGACACCACCCCACATGCGGTAAAATATAATTAAGAATACCGTGTGTGGGGTGAGCTTTTTTGAACCATGAAGGATATCAAGATCATACAGCAGAATACGCAATCAGGAATATGGGGCGCCTTCCGTATCATACGAGGACAGCACTGTATCATCTGAATCAGATAGCGAGCTTATTAGGATTTGAAATTGTTGCCGTAAAAGATAAAAGAACAGGCAAGGAGTATAGGCATTGAAAGAACTAGATGTAAAACAGGAAAATGAACGAAAAAAAGAATATCTTGATGGATATAGAAAATGCGTGAGGCAGTTAGATAGGCTTAACGAAGAACTTTCAGAAATCCGAATAAATAAGATGTTCCCGTCTTTGATACAGGATGGAATGCCACACGCTCATACCACTACTGACCTTTCTGGATATGCTGCAAGAATTGACAAAATCGGGAGAAAGATTGTGAAAGCAAGATATCAAAAGATAAATAAACTGAAAAATATCAGGGATAGAATAGAAAGAATGAGTGATGAAAATGAGAAAGATGTACTGTTTTATAGGTACATAAAAGGAATGAAATGGGAAGAAATAGCAGTAAAAATGATGTATACGTATAGGAATGTCACAAAAATACACGGAAGGGCTTTAAAGAATTTTCAGATATAATGATAAATACATCCCGCTGATTATGGGCGGGATTGGTATTGCCTTGTGTGCCATCTGGGTACTGGCGACAAGCCCATTGACAAACAGTCAATCGCTATGGCGGTGTTTACGACGCTTGTGCAGGGAATTTTAGTGGCTGGACTGAGTACATACGTGAATCAGGTTATTAAGCAAATTAAAAAGATGGAGGAATAATTTATGTGTGATATGAGACCAATGGAATTAAGAGATACTGTTGACATGATGAACAGCGAGGACTACAAAGAGAGATTCAAAGCAGAATATTATCAGACTGTTATCAGATACGGAAAGCTGAAAAATATGCTGGACAGATGGGATGAGGGAATCCTGAACTTTTCCCCGACCTGTCCGAGAAGTACATACAATATTCAGATTAATTCTATGGCAGAATATATTGCGATTCTTGAAGCAAGGGCAGTTATGGAAGGAATTGAGTTGTGTAAATAGGAGGTAAGTTATGTATATGGCATTAACAGAGGAGCAGGCGCGGGAAATCAGAAAACTCGGAATTACAGTGATTGAATGGAAATGGTGCGTGAAGGAAAATGTGAATGTGTTTATATACATTATGAATAAAGCCATAGGAAAAGCAACCGGTATAAGTTTGTAAAAATTCTTGGTGCAATGGGATATGATAAGCAGAGAGTATGGACACTAACAAGGCACACATGGCTTGCAAGGAGTAATTGTTAATGCTTACACCAGAATACCTATACCGCATAACCGAAGGGGCTGAGGAGATTAGTTCCTAGATCCATAAAAACGTCATAGACAAGAAAAAAGAGTTCCTATTAATTCCCATATGGTTATTGATATAATATAAACTGCCAAGATCAATAAAGGAATACTAAAATATTTAAAAAATTTTATCCGAACAATGCGGAGATTGGGATATAGCTCAGTTGGTAGAGCACCTGTCTTATACACAGCAAGTCCTCGGTTCGATTCCGAGTATCCCGATTCCGGAGAAATGCAATCTCCGGAAATTTCACTTACCCCTCGACAGACACCGCGACAGGACAACGGAGGGTTCGACTCCCTCCGCGCGGTTTATACATGTGGACAAGCTCCTTTAGTTTGTATGTGATTCAATGGTTTCAATTTGTTTTCTCCCCCTAATAAATCAGTCCGCATGTAAATTTTAAGACCGATGCTTTTCGTATTGTAGAGCACCGGTCTTTTATGTAAAGGATTAACAAATATGAAATTAGGACAGATTATGAGAAAGCTACAAAAGGCGATCTTGCAAAAGGGGCTAGTAATCAAGGTAGGCACAACGCAATTTTACAGTGCAGAGCAGAATCGCATGATAACGATATACATACTTAGTACACGAGTATTGCAGAAAACTCAAAATGATGAGTGGAAAGAGAAAGACTACGAAATACTGTGGAGTGCTTCACAGATAGAAATTGTGAACTGTTTAAATGATATATGGCAGGCGGTGAGAGAATGAAGGATTTTGTAATTATTTACTTATGTTTTACTGGTGTTATATTTTTGGCAACAATAAAAGAGTTTGATTCTGTAGCATTTACACCAAAAGAAATTTATGAAATCAATAATTTTAATATGTTTGCCGCTGTGCTTTTGTTCTGTTTATGGCTTATACTCAATCCATTGTTCTGTATAGTAAAATTTCTGTGGTGGATTTTCCATGTGGGAAGGGCTGGTGAGTAAATGAAACTCACACCAAAGCAGAAAGCCTTTGCGGATGAATACTTGATATGCGGAAACGTTACAGAAGCAGCAAAGAAAGCGGGATATTCAGGGAAAACAGCCGCAGTAATAGGGAATGAAAACCTTAAAAAACCTAATGTTCTTGAATATATAGCAGAACGCCAGAAACAGATTGATGATTCCCGGATCGCTGATGTAAAAGAGGTTATGCAATTCTACTCCGCTGTCCTCCGCGGAGAGGTAAAAGATCAGTTTGACATGGATGCAGCTCTGTCAGACAGGATCGCTGCTGGAAAAGAGCTGATGAAACGGTTTGAAAGATCGGATGAAGGAAAGAAAGATGCTCTTGATAAGCTTGACAATTTGCTGGATAAGATCGGGGGCGTGATCTAATGCCATTTACGAAAAAACAGAGAGAATATCTTGACAATGCAAATCATCGCTGGAACATCAAACAGGGAGCGACAAGAAGCGGAAAGACTTATCTTGATTATTTTGTGATTCCAAAGCGCATACGGAAAGTCATCGACAAGGATGGGCTTACCGTTATATTGGGAAACACAAAGGGAACCCTGCAAAGAAACATCATAGAACCTTTGCAAAATATGTATGGGACAAGCCTTGTTACTGACATTAAGTCTGATAACACGGCTTATTTGTTTGGGCAGAAATGCTTTTGCCTTGGAGCCGACAAGGTGACAAGGGTTAATCAGATCCGTGGTGCAAGCATCAAATACTGCTATGGAGATGAGGTTGCAACTTGGAATCGAGAAGTATTCACCATGCTAAAATCTCGTCTTGATAAGCCGTACAGCAAGTTCGACGGGACTCTTAACCCAGAATATCCTACTCACTGGATCAAAGAGTTTATCGATTCTGATGCAGATATATATTGTCAAAGTTACTGTATAGATGACAACCCAACGCTCGATTTTACATTTGTCGAGAACCTGAAAAAAGAGTATGCAGGCACTGTCTACTACGACAGATACATTTTAGGGAAATGGAAACGAGCAGAGGGCTCGATCTACATTAAATTTGCAGATAATCCAGATGGATTTGTGAAGAGTGCAGATAAAGAGCATATCTCTCGTATAGATATCGGGATTGACTTCGGAGGGAACGGATCCGGTCATGCGTTTGTGGCTACTGCAAAGTACTCTGACGGAAGAAAACAGCCGGTAATGAGCAGAAAGCATATGAAAAAAGACTTTAGGCAAGGGATTGATGCAAACCTTCTGTCCGAACTTTTTTTGGAATTTGTAGAAGATGTTATAAAGAAATACGGGAAGCCGACTAATGCATACTACGACAACGCAGAGACAGTCCTCGGCCAGAGCATAAAAAACGCATGTGAAAAGAAATTCCCGTACTTGCATGTAAGGCCAGCAGTAAAAAAGAAAATTAATGACCGTATAGAATACACAGTCCAGCTCATGGGAGCCGGACTTTTTTCAATTACAGAGGATTGTGAAACGCTGTCAAAAGCATTGCAAGAAGCGGTATATAATAGCAAGTCAATGGAAGAAGAAAGGCTTGATGACGGAAGTACTGACATCGATACGCTTGATGCGTTTGAGTACAGCATAGAAAGAGACTTCTCTGGGACACATTATAACAGAGTAATAGGAGGGATATAACATGTTTCGGGTAGCAGCAGGGACAGGAATGACACCGGAAATATTGTCAGAATATATCGGAAAGCATAAGCAGGAAGTGATAAAAAGATACCAGAAATTACATGACGCATATGTGAATGATTACGAAATCTTTCATCTTCTTAAAAAAGCTGCATATAAGCCGGACAACAGGATATCCGTCAATTTTGCAAAATACATCACGGACACCATGAATGGGTTCTTTATTGGGATTCCGATTAAGACAACAAACACGGACGAAGTGGTATCAAACTACATTGACTTCCTGGATCAATATAACGATCAGGATGATAACAATGCAGAGCTTTCAAAGATATGCAGTATCTACGGAAAAGGGTATGAGATGTATTACAACGACACCGAAGGAAACATCGGCATCACGTATCTTACACCGCTTGAAGCCTTTTTCATATACGATGACAGTATATTAGAGAGACCGCTTTATTTTGTCCGGTATTATCTTGACGCTGATAACGTAGAGCGTGGAAGCTGGTCGGATGGTAGCATCGTGCAGCACTTTGTACAGGATGGATCGTATCGTTGGGATGGAGAAGCCAAGGAGCATCGATTTGAAGGAGTACCGGCAACAGAGTTTATCGAAAACGATGAGCGAGTCGGAATATTTGAAGGCGCAATGCCTATGATAGATGCTTATAACAAAGCATTGTCAGAAAAGGCGAATGACGTAGATTATTTTGCTGATGCGTATTTAAAAGTACTTGGACAACGGCTTGAAAAAGAAGATGTGCAGCATATACGAGATGATAGGGTTATTAACTTCGACGGAGATGTCAACGGAGTTGT